GGCGGCGTGATGAAAGTTTTTTCCAAAAGATGGGACGGCTCGCAGTTGCAGGCGGCGTTCCAGCGGGTTAGTGGCTATTTTGACAGCCTGTCGAAAATGATGGCCAAGCATGGCGTTACGTGGAGCAAAATCGGCGAGGATCTGGGCGAGGCGTTGTTTCGTCCACTCGACCGCGCAGCCTTGTTATTCAATAAGGTCGCCGGTATTGTGGAGAAAATTGTCCATTGGTTGGGAAAACTTAAATGGCCAGAGCCGCCAGAATGGATGCTGAAAATCAGCAATCTCTTCGGTGGCGGCAAGGGGGCGGACAAATTTCTCGCCAACCAGCGCCAGCATCTACAAAAACTTACTTCGCCGCAAAAGCATTCCCTTCCTGCTGGCCATGCATTTGGCAAGGGTCTCGCCAAATTGATGGGAACAGGGCCATTGGCTAAAGAGCCGGAATGGCGGCGCGCGCGTCGCAAGCACAATCATTTGCAGGCTCAGGACAGTTTTCACGCTGCAAGCGGTTTCGCCGCCGGGTTCGCGTTTTCGCGCCCTCAACCTTTCGCAAAGGATTTGCCAGGGCGCGATTATGGGCGGGCTATCAGCCAGAGTGGCGCCAGCGGCAGCACCGGGTTCGTGGCGTTTCCGTCCTCTTCCCGCGCGTCGCTGGATGTGAGAGGCTCTTCACCCGGATTTACAGCGCCGACGCTGGATGTGACCGGCAAGGTGGACGCCGAGCTGAAAGGCCGGGGGCGCGTTGACGTGATGATCAGGGTGGACAGTTCGCCGGAGCTGGTCGCCCGGATGCAGCGCGCCATCGCCTCCGATGACGGCCAAAACGTCGCGCCGAATGTCGGCGTATCCAATCCCGGCGCGGCGAGCGGTGAATAAATGAGCTGCCCGCCGGACTGGAGAAACACTCTGCGCCGCGCTTCATATGGCGCGGCCAGGTTTGAGGTCGAAACAGAAAAGGAGGGTGGTGGGCGGCGCCTTAAAATTCATGAATTTCCGCATGTCGATGATCCCTATATAGAGGATCTGGGCGAATCCCGGCGGGACTTCCCGATTACTGCCTATGTTCATGGTCAGGACGCCGGGACGCAGTCCGACATAATGGTCGCCGCGCTTAGCGCTGAAGGGGCGCAGCGGCTTGTCCTGCCTATGTTCTATGCGGGCCAGGCGCGCTGTCATAAATGGACGCGCACGCGCGAAAAAGACAAGATGGGCCTCATCGCCTTTGACATCTCTTTCGTCCGCGATAAGGGCCTGTCGCCCCTGTCGCTGGTCACCGGCGAGCTGGGCAGGCTGGCCGAAGTGGCGCTGGGCAATTTGCAGGGGCCGCTTGTGGGCGGGTTTGCGTCGGTGTTCAAAGGCGTCGGCGTTCCGGCGTTCGTCACCGCCAGCAGCGCCGGGCTGATTGGCGGGCTGGCCGGAAAGCTGGAGTCTTTGCGCGGCGGCTTCTCGCTGTCTTCGCTGGCCTCCGCCGGGCTGCGGTCAGGCATTGGCGATTTGCTGGCCGACGCCGGAAAGCTGGCGGCGACCGGCGCTGTCGGCGATCTGCTGACGCCAGCCAGCTATATCCGCCGGTCGCTGAATGTTCCGCATGAGCTGCCGGGGCGGGTATTTGGTTTGCTTGACGGCTTCGCCGGGGGCGCGGCGCCAGCCGACGCCGTGCGCCTGTTTGGCGATCTGGCGGGGTTTGAAAGCCCGCTGGTTCCCAGCCTGAAAACGGCGTCACGGCGTATCGAGGCGGCCAATCATGACGCCATCGGCAAGCTGGTGCGGCGCTACGCCCTCGGGCATATGGCTGTCGCGACGACGAAAGTTGATTATACAGGACGGCGCGGCGCCATTCAGGCCCGCGCCGACATCGCGGAGCTGTTCGACATGGAGATGCGGCGCGGATGAGTTCGGATGTTTTCGCCGCCATGGATGCGGTCAGTGGTCACGCCGTCGAATATCTATCAAGGGCGATTACCGACGCCGCGCCGCTGCTTGAAATCGAACAGCGGCGCATGATGCCTGCGGCCTACTGGGCCAATCGCATTTATGGCGACGCTTCGCGGGCGGAAGAGCTGGCGAAGCGCAACGATGCGCCGCACCCGCTGTTTCTGCCGCTGCAATTCGAGGCGCTGTCTGCATGAGCATATTCGCCAGCCTGGGCGCTGCGGCGCGGCGGATGCTGGGGCCTGGACATGAGGAGCGGGTCACCGTCCACGCCAACGGCATGATATATACCGGCTGGACGAAAGTGACGGTCAGGGCGTCAATCAAGGAGGCGGCGCGCAGCTTTACGCTGGAATGCACGGAGCGTTCGCTGGTTTTCGCCGAGGAATTCAATTTCCCGCCGGGAACGAAAATACAGATCAGGAGCAATGGCGACCTGCTGGTTGACGGCGTTGTCGATACATACAAGCCAAAAATCAACCCCGAGGATCATCCGGTCGTCATCACCGGGCGGGGCAAGGGCGCCAATTATATCGACGGCGCGGCGGAGCATGAAACCGGGCACGAGAAAGACAAGACGCCGCTCGATCTGGCGCAAAAGCTGGCGAAGAAATACGGGATCAAAATAACCTCCCTGCACAAAATGGAGAAAATTGCGAAGATGCAGATTGACCCCGGCGCGTCCGCCTTTCGCAATGTCGAAAGATACGCCCGCCAGCAGGGCTTTGCGCAAATGGGCAAGGCCAACGGCGACATCGAGCTCGCCAGGGCGGGCGACAAGAGGCAGAGCGGCGCGCTGGTCGAGGGAAAGAACATAATTGACGGCGAGGCGACGCACAGCCACAAAGGCCGGTTTAGCGAATATCACGTTTTTGGCCAGAGCCGCAAAGGCGTCAAAAAAGACGATCTGCGCCATATGGCCATTGTCAGGGATCCCGGCGTGACGGCGCATCGCGTCAAGAAAATCCTGTTCGAGGGCGACGCCACGAAGGCCCGCTGCAAACGCCGCGCCGAGGCCGAAAAGAACCGCCGCGCGGGCGAAGGCGCAAAGGGGCGTATCGTCACGCAGGGCTTTCGCGACGGCGGCGGCAAGCTGTTTGCGCCGGGGGCTCTGAATTATGTGGCGTCAAAGGCGCTAAAACTCGATCAGGACATGATGATCGAAAGCGTTCAGTGGGAGCAGGGCGTTGAGGGCGGCTCGCTGGCGGCGCTGGATATTGTCGATCCGCGCGCCCACGGCGGCAAAAAGCCGGGGACGGTTAAAAGCGGCAAGGCGTGGACGGCGGGACTTGATGACAAGCCGGTGGCGATCGACAGCTCGGTCGAGGAAATCGTTCGGATGCGCCGCGCGCTGGCGGAGGGGGATTGATGAGCTTTTATGACAACAAACACGCTTCGCGGCTGATGACGGCGCGCGGCGAGCTGATTGAAGTCAATGACAAGGGCGAAATGCAGATGGTCAGCGCCCACGGCCATTTCGGCGAGAGATTCGTCGATATTCATCGGGTGCAGGATTTCGGCCTGTCAGCCACGCCGCCCGCCGGGGCGCATGGGTTGTTGCACGCCGTTGGCGGTCGGCGCGACCAGATGGTCGTCATTGGCATGGAGCATCCTGAGCACCGCCCGCGCAACCTGGAGCCGGGCGAGACGGTTATTTACAATGCGCATGGCGATGCGGTCAGCGTTATCAAGAGCAATATTCGCATCAAATCGGCGCGAGTGGATATTAACCCGCCCTGAGGCGCCGCGCACGCCACCCGCCGCCAATGTCGGGTGGGCGACCCCGGCAGCCACGGCGGGGCGATCTCCACCGGTTCCGAGACCGGGTTTGACGATGGCAAGGCTATCGCCCGCCTTGGCGACATCTATCTTTGTCCGATCCATGGCCCGCAGCCTATAACGCAATGTTCGCCGGATTATTTTTGTGATGGGCGCGGCGTTGTTCGGCACGGTGACCAGGCGGCCTGCGGGGCGATAATGATTGGCCAAAGTCCAGCGGTTTGGATTAATTGACGGGATGAGCGGAATGGATGGAATTCGCATACGCGAGAAAGAGGGCTGTGAGCCGCAGCCCTCGCTTGATCCGGATAGCGTCTGGGTGCAGGACGAGCTGTCGGCTGAGGGCGGCTACGCCGATTTCGCCCTGGCCGAAGCGGACGAGACCGGCAATGTCGGCGGGCGCGCCCGTGAGGCGCTGCACACCGCCATCGTCATCCAGCTTTTCACCGACCGCCGCGCGCCCGCCTATCTCGTTGATGACGGCGACGACCGGCGCGGCTGGTGGGGCGACAGCGTTGATATGGACGCGGCTTTTGATGGCCGCGAAATGGGCAGTCTGATCTGGACGCAGGTCGAGCGCGGCACTTTGTCCGATGACACCGCCATGACCGTTAAAGACATGGCGGAAGAGGCCTTGCAGGTGCTGATTGACCAGGGCGCGGTGGCGCGGTTCGACATCCGCGCAAAGGCGCATGTCGCCGCCGGGACGCTGGAGCTGGAGGTCGACGCCTTTGGCCGCGACGGCGCGAAAATCTATGAGCAGC